GTTCTGCGCCTCTGCAGCGTCAGTCTGCTCGGCCGTCAACATGGCAGGAGCATCCTGACGCGCCGCCTCGCGGTTAACGCGGGCGGTCAGAACGTCTTCCTTTTGCGGAATTACGGCGCTCCAATTGACCGGCTTCTGCTGCTGCCGATCAATCTCTGCGACCTGTTCCGCCGTGAGTGTTTTTGGCGGCATGTCGTACTATTCGATAAGTCGGGCGGTTCCGTCCGGCAGGCGCTCGTAGGTAGAGCCGTCGTAAACGAATGTGTTGCGAGCCGGTGCGGCTGACTGCGCGGCAGATGGCGCAGGGCCAGACGCGGCATCGTCCTCGCTTGGAAGCGCTTGATTGGTTGCTGGATTGACAGCAGCCCTATCGACCGCTTTAAGCATGTCTCGCTTCTCAGACAGGTATTGCTTGTAGACCTCCCAGTGCTGCTTTTGGCTAGGCACCAGTGTGCGGAGATATTTTAACTCATCCTGCGAAATCGGGCGCAGGTATTTGGTCATGTCGAGCACGTCGATGTTGATGAGTCGGTCGAGCTTCGCGCGCTTGGCCTGCATTGTTTGATTGAATGCGGCATCATACATTGCGCCAACAGTTCCATCTACCGGTCCAACCAGATTGGCATAGTCAGGATCCTCTAAAATATCATCGATGTTTTTGAGGATAGACTGACGACGAATTTTGAAATCGTCTTGCACAGCTTTGCGCTCCGCTATCTTTGATTGACGGTCTGCAACTTGTGCCTGCTTGATCGGATCTTCCTTCTGCATCGTCATCCGGTCCTGCATTGAGCGGAAAGAATCGGCCAGACCTGCGGCATACTGCGCAGTGACGCGCTTTTTGCCCTTCAGGTTGTCGTAGACGTACGAGTTGACCGGCGACGCTGCTTTGTATTGATCTCGAAGCCGGTTCGCCTCTTCGCTCTGTCCCGCGGCATACAACGATGCAATCTGTCGTATCGGCTCCATGTCCCACTGCACACCCCTTGGCGAAGAAGGAACCTCGGCGCGTCGCACCTCCGGCTGCGCTGCCATGTCATTGACGACATCTTGGGGCGCAACGCCGGAGTCGGCCATGTCTTCATCGGTCATGTTCACTCCGTTCATGGCGTTTAGCTGGTCAAGCGTCATTCCGTTGTCCATCGCGGGAAGTGGCTCTTCGCCGTATTCCATCGGCGCCTGTGCGTTTTTGTTGCGTGGAGGCATGGCTACTGAAGTGTGCTTGCGTCGAGGTCGTCGCCCTCTTCGTCACTAATTGTTGCGTCTTTTATGGCCTTATTAGCAAACGGCTGACTCTCCCGAATCCCAGCACTCCGATTGGCCATCATGTAATTGCTATACGGCCCGACAAACGACAGCAGCGCCTCGTAGCCCATAACTTTCTCGCGCGGATCTTTGGATTTCTTGAGCTGGCCGAGAGCGTTCATGGCAACGTCGTTGCCGCTGAACATGGCGCTTCCGAGAATTTCGCCAACCTTATCGTAGCTCTTGGCCTTGGCCTCCATCGCCTTGTTGTCGCTGTAAGACTGCGCGAGACTAGCAAGTCCGCCCATGATCTGCTGTTGATCTACCTGCGCCTGCTGCTGCCGGTTCTGCTGGTTCTGTTGTTCTATCTGCCAGAATTGTGCTGGTGTCATAATGTTATGTTCCTGTTCTTTTTTGGTGAGATACTATTTTTGTGACAAGGCGGAGCTTCCGGCCCCAAGAAGGAATCCTGCCCCAGCGCCCCATGGCCCAAATACAGAGCCAGCCGCGGCGCCCGACACCCCGCCCGCCATCATGTTCCCCGCGCTAAATCCACCACCGCTAAACTGCCCACCCGAATACTGCGGCTGCGCCGTGGACAGCATGCCGGTGAGCGCCGAGGTCGCAGGCGCCGTCATGTTGGCGTACGGCGATCCGAGACCGGCCAGCATCATACGCGGGCTGGTGGACATGCCGAAGTTGTAGATGTCCTGCTGCGTGGCAAGCTGGCGCGAGCGCTCTGCATCCGACAGCGCGGCCGACTGCCCGAGAAGTCCAATGTTAAAGCGATTCGTCGCGTCACGCTGGAGCGTGTTGAACTGCGACAGATTGTTGAATGCCTGCGCGTTTTGCATTCCTGCCTGTTGGCGAAGTTGCGTATTGGCAGAGCGGCGCGCGAGGTCGTTGGCGTCTACGTTTTGAGCGAATCCAAGGTTCTCAAACTCGCGCTGGCGGGCGAAGCGGTCGCGGTTAAGCAGCTCGGCGCCCAGCGCGGCATTGCCGGTCGCCATGCCACGGCTGGCAAACCCCTGACGCGCCGACTGGACGGCCTCACGCTGCGCTTCCGGTGATAGCTGGCCACCCTGCGCCATCTTTCGCGCGGCTTCTTCCATAAGGCTGCGGCCCAACGAGCTTTCGTCTGTCTGCTGCGCCTGCATGCGTTCGATGTCGGCCTGCTGTGCCTGCACGCCGCGTCCAAGCGCATCTTGGAAGCGGCCGTATTCGGCCGTTGATCCGATGCTTTGGCGCATGTTGCCGAGCAGTTGATCGCGCATACCATACTCGTCCTTGAAGGCTCCGGTGAGTTCCGCGATGGGATCGTAGTTTCTGGCTTGGCTAAGGTCGCGGTTGTATTGATCGACCGAAGACTCAAGGCTGGACTTCCTTGCCTCAAAGTCGTCTGCGGATAGGCGCTGCTTGCCTACCATGTAAAATGTCTCGCCGGTCTTTCGGTCGGTTCTTGGCTTCGCGCCAAGGTATGGCTTTAATTCCTTCTGCGCGGACGCAAGGAGCGGCCTTGTCTCACGCTCAAGTTGACGCCCAAGCGCCTCGCCGGGGTTTGTCAAAGAGCGTAATCCAAAAAGTCTATTGGCAACGTCCTGCTGGCGACTTGCGCTGCCAAGAACCTGAGTCACCGGACCCGCCTCTCGCTTGAGCAAGCTGATGATTTCTTTCGGCAGTGCCGTGCTTTGGCCAACGTCCAATGTTGGCGCCTGTGCTTGTTGTCCTCCAAATCCCATATCTATATCCTCGCTTTCTTAGCTAATTGTTCCCACCGGAACGCGCGCAGGCGCTCCTCGTTGTTCCTGTGCCAGACCACCCAAGGCAATGGCTCCGGTGCATAGCGCATGAAGCGCCGCAACACGTTTCCATTTCCTCCCAGCGCCATAACCACAAAATAGGCTGGCTGTCCGGCGTGCTCCGACTTGTAAAATGCCAAAAACTGATACGGCGTGCTGATGACCCAGCCCTCGTTGAGACAGTGCGCAACTTCCCGCTCCCACCGCTCCTGCGTCACGCCGTTGGCCAAAGCCCATGTAAATGCCTGCCGCCATGGCGTCATTCGCTTTCTTTTTTGCTCTCCACCACATCCACCCGCGCCATAAACTCATTGAGCTGCCCCACAGCAAACTCCAACAGCAACCGGCTGCCCGATGCGCGGGCGGCGGCGTAGGCTTCGATCAGTTCGGCGAGCTGGGGTTTCATGTTAGGCGGCTTCTAGGGCTTCGACTTTGGCGGTGAGTTCTTGGACAGCGGCAACCAGAACTGGCACCAGCTTGCTCATGTCCAGACCCTGCATTTGTTCGCCGTCCTTTTCTCCGGTGACGGCTTGCGGGACGACAGCTTGGACTTCGTGGGCGATGAAACCGTCCACTTTGACATCTGGCTCAACCTTGAACTCAAAGGTTTTGGGGGCGAGCGACTTTAACTTGGCCAGCCCTCCGGCAAGCGGCTCGACGTTTTGCTTTAGGCGGTAGTCAGAGGAGGTGTTGTAGGCGGTTGCTGAAGCCGTGACAGTGATACTTCCGCGTGTATCGGAGCTTTTAATAAACGAAATCGCTGTCGATGACGCGGCCGAACTACTATCAACAATGTTGACTCCCTGCTTGGTTGCGCCATCAAACGTAATCTGGGTTTTACCCTGCGCAGTAGCAGTTGAGGCGCCTATAAAAATGTCTCCGCTGGCGTCGATGCGCATGCGCTCGGCTGCATTCGCATTAAAGATCAGTTTGTCCCCCTTTAGCACTAAGTCGCGTAGCCCAACACCCGTGTTTGTAGACTCAATAGTTGCCTCACCTGATGTCTGATCTAGGCGTAGCGTTGTTCCGGAAGCACTTCGGACGTGGACGTTAGCAATAGGAGAACTCGTCCCAATCCCCACATTCCCGAAGACGTCAATTCGCATGCGTTCGGTTTGCGAGCCAGTGCTTCCTCCTAGAAATTTGAAATGTCCTCCGGCCCTGTCATACTGAAGTTGGAAATTGCCATCTCCGCTGTCTGGACTTCCAAAATCTAGCGTGGACACGGCGTTGTTTGAGAAGGACGCGCCAATACGATCAGGTGAGCCAGTCACAATCGAAATGCCGCCTGCCGCTGGAATCGTAACGCGCGTCGTATTATTCGTCCCAAACGACAGCGCAAAGTTGCCGGTGTTGGTGATTGAGCGGTTGGCCGTGCTGACGGTGATGTCTTGGGCGCCGAAGGCTGGCGCGACTTTTGTTCCGGCAATCGCCGCGGTGGCGCTGATGTCGGCGTTGACGATTTCGCTGACTGTGCGGGCGTTGTTGAGCTTTGTCGGCGTGACGGTGTCACCGGAGGTGAATGTGTATGCGTAGGTAGCCATAGGAATTATGCTGCTGATCGGGTTTCGGTCGGAGGCAACGACTTGGGCGACGCCTCAATGCTGGCGGATCTTATTTCCGGCCGCCCACCGGATGTTTCGTAAATGACTTCGGCGCTGTGCGCTTTGTAGCGCACGGGGCTTTTCATATTGTAGTCCTCTTGGGAAGCGGTGCTGTTGGTCAGCGTGCCGATGGTTGTCTCGGTGTCGGGATTGATCGTGCTGATCTTGGTCGTGACGCTGGCGCCTGCCGGAATGACGACATCGGCGATCGTGCGGAGGAATCGCTTTGAGTGCATGTCGCCGAAGTCGTAGCGGCGGGTCTTGATGCTGCCGGTGATGGGGCTTGTGCCTGCGTTGACGGCGTTGTCGTCCAGTGCTGTGTCCTCTTGCTCTAGCAGGTAGAGGTTGCCGGAGCGCGGGACCGAGAAGACGCGGCGCTGGTTGTCGTAGGTGCCGACGAGGATCTGGTTGACCGATGCACTGCTCGGATAGATGTCGCGGTATTCCCAAGTGTCCGTTAAGGCGTTCCAAGCAACCACCAACTGATTGCCGTCGAGCGGGTCGGCGCTGGTCGGGAGCGCAACCAGATAGCGGTTGCTGTGCCAGATGCCGAAGGCGCTGCGCTCTACGCGGGACTGAACCACTTGGCTAAACAAGTCGGCGATGGGTTCGGAGAGCGGCTTGGTGTCGCCGCGAAGTTTTAGATCGAGGCGGCTGTCGAGTCGGTAGATACCGGCGTCAGACAGGAAGAAAACAAACGAGCCTGCGGTGACGATGGTGTTGCGGGCACTGCAACCGATCTCGTTGGTGAGGAGCGTGAGCTGTGACACCGGAGTGTCTACGCTGAAGTCGCTGCCATCTGTGGACGACACTTGGCCGAGGGTGGCGAGCCAGATGGACTTGCGGCAGAAGACGAGGGCTTGGCCCTCGATCCATGGATGCACTGCAACAATGCGGTCGTCGCCGCCCGCTCCTGCGCGGAAGCTGTTCCAAAATGGGTCGTATAAGTCGGAGTCCAAAACGTCGCTGATTCCCACCGTGTCGCGGGTCTTGGCGATCCATAGCCGATTGTTATGGTAACTCGCCCAGCCGACACTCGGCATGCGGGTGTAGGTGACGCCTTCGCTTGGCACACCTGCGGTGGCGCGGACGAAGTTTCCAGCGCCGCCGTCCCAATAGATCGGCGCTTTGACGCGGCGAACCTTGATGCCTGCGGCAGCGTGGGTTGCAGTGCCGCTTGGAACGGTGATGGTAAAAGAGTCAGTGGCGATGCCTGTGATGTCGTATTCGTGGCCGTCGAACGCGGGCGTTGTGCTGCCTTCAATGCGGACGCGGGCACCTTCGGGGTAGCCGTGGGCGGTGACGTTAATGGTGGCCGTGGTGGTGCTGACCGTGATGCCTGACGCGGTCGTGAGCTTTTGCTCCCAGCCGCTGACGCTGCGGTCGGCTTCGCGGAGGATGTAGAGGCGGTCGAACGCTTGGACGACGCTGACGGTGTCCGTGCCTTCAATGCGCTCTTGCGGCGTGTTCGGGTAGTTTTTGACCACCGGCGACTGGCCTTGGCGGTAGAGCGTGGCGCTGTCTGATCCGGCGAGCACGATAAATTCGTTGGCGTTGTCGTAGTTCTGGCTGGCGAAGACGCCAGCGGCATAAAGCCCGCCCTCGTAGGAGTCGCGCACTTCGGGGCCGTTGTTGGCGATGATCGTGCCGGTGGCCGGTGTCGCGGGGCTGCCACTGACGGTGTAGGTGAAAGTATTGGCGTCCGTAACGGTGACGATGAAGTCGCCGTTGTAGTCGGTCTCGGCGGCGCCGCGAATGTTCACTTGGTCGCCGGTCGTGAATCCGTGCGCGGTCGCGGTGACGGTGGCCGTGGTCGAGGCGCGGGTGATCGAGGTGACGGCCTTGTCGGTGCCGAGGGTGAAGTCGAGCGTCAGCGGGGCGCCGGTTGTCCCGATGGTGTCGGTGAGGCGCTTTGATCCTTTGCGGGTCTGGGCAACGCCCCTGTCCAAGCGCATGTTCACGCTGTCTTGCAGCATGCCTGCCGGAAGGGTCAGCGGGTTCAAACGAGAAGCGAAGCCGAGGAAACCGGCGTCACCGTCGCGTTGGACTGGAGATTCTAATGCCATTAGTTAAGTGCTGCCTTGAGTCTGCTTTTGAACCGCGCTGCGTCGGCGGGGCTGATGTCGTTCTTGCGATTGGGGGCAATCTGCTGGTGCGTGACGATGCGGGACATCGGGATGTGCCAGCGCTTCATGCGGGGCACGATGTATTGGATGGCGGACTCTATGGCCGCTTCACTGAGCGGGTCTTCGTATGTGTTGCCGTCCCACGCCACACCGAGGGAATAGCTGTTGCAGTCCGGCACGCCCTGCCATGAGCTGATACCTGCATGCCAGCAGCGGGCCGTGTCGTCGGCGAGGACGGTGCGGTTGCCGTTGCGGGCGATGATGACGTGGTAACTCACCTTGCTCTCAGGGTTCATGCACCAGCTCACGCTGCCGTTATAGCTGCCGCTCGTATGGTGCAACACGATCATGGTCGGCGTGATGGGTCTGCCGCTTTTGTTTGGGGTGTTCAGCCTGCGCTCGTCGTAGGCTTTGCTCGCGGCGGGTGTGGAGGTTGTTGTGGATACGGATGGCAAGCTCGGCGAGGCTGGCGCTGGGCCAGTCGCGGACTTTTTGCCAAACAGTCTCTTGATCCACTTCCACATCTGCTTACTTCTTGTAGCCCTTGGTGCTAGGTGTGACCGTGACGGTGGCCTGTTGCTTAATGAAGTCGTAGCCCACCGTGACGCACCCAGCCGCACCGACAGCCCAGATGGCGGCGAGGATCGCAACTGCAAGTGCTTTTGTGACGCGGGCGCTCATGGAGTCAGAGTCTCGCGTTGTTGTCTTTGGCCATGACCAAGCCCCAACCGGCGAGCAGGCTCGCGGCGATGAGGCCGAGGTCGGGGATGCTGCCGTTGGCGAGGAATTCGCGGCCAGCGGTGCTGAGTGAGGCGATGATAGTGAGGATTCCGAGCAGGGTTGTTTTGTAGTTACGCATATTATTTTTGCTTCTGTTTCTTTCTCAGGTCGTGAAGGACCGAAATTAAGGTGACGATGCCGACCGCGAGGCCGACACAAAGACCGGCGACCCTGAGAGTCGTCTCTAAATGGGGCAGCATGCTGAACACCGAGGAGCCGATAGACGTAGCGGTGCCGATGACGCCTTTTTCAGTGGTCGTGAAATTGTGATGAAAATACTGCAAGCTCATCTCCGGCTCCTCAGATGCGTTACTTCAAGTAAGCGAGCACGGCGCCAGCGTGCAGCTTGATCTCGGTGAAGCTGCCCTCAATGGCGGTGCCGACAGGGAACGCATAGGCGCTGGCGCCGGTGGTGTTCGCCACGTTGGTCTGGTTGCCTGCGAGCGTGTGGAACTTGGTTGCGGCGTCGAGGCTTTCGACAACGCTGAATGTTCCGGTGACGGCCGTGGTGTCGGAGATGAGGCGGACGCCGTTGGCTTTGTTCGTTGTTCTGACGTTAGGGTTCATAGGATTAGTATTGGTTGACGCGGGCGGTCCACATGGAGGGTTGGCCCTGTTGGAAATAATATTTGTCGCGCTGCGAGATCAGCTCGGACTCGGCGAGCTGCTCCATGGCCAGTGCTTTGTCGGTCTGTCCGTCCTCTTGGAGCAAATCTGCACTCAGCATCAGGCCGACTGCCTTGGCGATGACGGCGGGAACTGTCGCCGAGAGGTTGCTTGCGGAGTATTCGGTCGGGCGGATGCGGAAGTTGACGTAGACGGTGGCGGGCAAATCGCTGCTTTGCGGGAACCTCACGCTGTCGCCTAGGAGCGTAAAGCCAATGGCGCGGGGTGCAACGTGGGTTGCAGGACTGTCTCTTAGGACGCCAAACACTTGCCCCATGGCTGTCTCGCCGCTCTGCTCGTAGTCGATATAATAGCCGTTCGTTGCATCGCCCTGCACGGTGCGTTCTTCGACGCGCATGAGTTCCGGCCAGTCGGCCCACTCCCAGCAGTCGGCGATGCGTTCGTTGGCGGCGGCGACCATCATGGTGCGGGCGCCGGATGGGATGGCGTCGATGGTGGACGCATCGTTGCCGACACGTTGCCATGCGCGGAGAAGGATAGACTGTAGGGTGACAGTTCTCACGGAGACACTAAGGCACTAAGGGTTTCCGCCTACGCTTTGCTCCGGCGTGACAAGCAGAGTTTGCATGGCGGACTGGACGGCGGCTTCAAAGGTGACGCTGGGATTCGGCCAGTCGTTGCGCGGCGCCGGATTGGCGGCGAACATGGCGAGGATCTGCTGCAAGTAGGCTTCGACGGCGTCCAGCTCGGCGCATGTTTTGCCTGCGGCGGTGAGGCTTTGGCGCAGATACAAAAGTGTGGGCTGGCGGTCGCCTGCGAGACCTACACTGCGGAGATGTTCTTCGGCGGTGATCGGCTCGGCTTCCGGTGCGGGTGCAGGCGGAAGTGTGGCGAGGTCGATGTCGGCGAGGCGCACGGCGGATGTTCCGGCGGGCGGTTGCCACTTCGCGGTGTCGCCGTCCCAAAGGACGACGTTGACGAGGTGTCCGTTGGGTTGGTCGAGGATGGCGTATTTCTCGGTCATGGTCAGAAGTAGGTTGTGATGATGACGATGCCATTGGCTCCGTCGCCGCCCTTGCCGACGCCGCCAGCGTCATTGGTAGATGCGCTGCCGCCGCCGCCGCCGCCGCCGTAGAGTCCGCCGTTGCCGCCGTTGTTGGCTTGGCCTGACGATCCGGAAGATCCGCCGCCGCCGCCGGTGCCGAGGAAGCCGACGCCCCATGTGGAGCCATTGTTTCCGGCGGCGTTCGTCACGGCGGTGCCGCCTGCGGTGAGAAGGGCGCCCGAAACAGCGCCGCCGTTGCCGCCAAGGTAGTAAGTCGTGGCCTGCTTGCCACCACCACCACCGCCGCCTGCTGCGGTGCCAATCGCTGCGGCGGGAGCCGTGGCATTGGCGCTGAAGCCGCCCGTACCAGATGGGCCGCGGCCCATGCTGGAAGCATAATAATAGCCGAGGCCAGAAGATGCGCCCGCGCCGCCGCCGCCGGAGGAACCGGTGCCTGCCGCGCCTGCTTGTCCGCCGGTAGAGCTGATTGAGCCGAAGCTGCTGGCGCCGCCTGCGGTGCCGCCGCCGCCGCTTGAGCTGTTGGGACGATTGCCCGAATCACCTGCGCCGCCTGCGCCGATCGTGACGGTTTCGGTAGATCCAAAGGAGGCGGCATCTGCCCATCCGACATTGACGCTGCCGCCTGCGCCGCCGCCACCGCCGCCGCCGTTGTTGGCTGTCGTGTCACGGCGACCTGATGCGCCGCCGCCGCCGCCAGCCACAATAAAATAGTGGACGAGCTTGGCCCCTGCGGGTTTTGTCCAAGTGCCGTTGGCGGTGAAGATTTGGGTGTCGGTGAGTTGGCCGGTCAGCGCGATGGTTCCGGAACTATTGGGGACGGTTAAGGTCCGCGTCTGGCCCGAGCTGATGCCGGAGAGTTGGAACTTTAGGTTCTTCGTTGCATCTCCGTCGTCGTAGAGGAGGAATGCGCTGTCGCTCATCACGTCGAAGAAGGACGTGTCGGTGAGCTGGTAGTCGTTGTCGCGGGAGGCGCCGACGATGGCTTTACGCACATACACT